GGCTTGCGGCGCACTTCGTACACGCCGATGTGCCGCGGCTTTATGCTCTTGTCAAACCAGTCTGTGAACTCTTGCATGTGAGGTCTCCTGGCTGACGCCGGCGCGGGCCGGCGACGCGGTTAGTGCGCGGTCAGAATGGGATTCCGTTGTCGAAGCCTTGGTCAAAGCCGCCGAAGTTGTCATCTGCCATGTGTCCGCCGCCGTTTGACGCTGACGACTTCTTCAACGGTCGATCCTTCAGCGCTGCGACGAGCTGCGGCAACTTGGTCGGCGTCGTCTTGCGGTCAAGGATTTCGGATGCCGTCAGTTCGGTGTCAGCCTGAAAGACAGCGTTCAGGCGTGCGCTCCAACCCGTTCCGCCACCGTTGCGCTTTTCGTATTCCTCCATCGCGAGAAGAATGCCGACGCGCTTGTTCAGCAGTTCCGGGAACTGGCTCAGCGTCTTGCTGACGTTGGCCGAAGCATCCTTGTCCCAGACCATCGACGCAAGTTGCGCCGGCTTGATGTCTTTTACGCCGAGGCACGTCATCAGGGCCATCAGGGTTCCAAAGTCGCCGAGCTTTTCGCCGTTCGACTTGATGGTGTAGATCGAGAAGTTCGCCTTCTGGCCGTCGTCACTCTCGAACGTGAAGGCGATGCCGCGCGTACCGCTCGCCGCGGTGATGTCCTCGGCCCGCGTGAATTTGCCGACGTACTTGCCTTTCTCGTCGATGAAGCTCGTCCGTTGCTCGGCCTTGCGTGCTGCTTGCGCGGACTCGTTGTTCAGTGCGTACATGGTGCGTTTTCCTGTGGTTGCTTGTTAGGCCGTAGCCGTGAGGGAGTAATACTCGGTGATGGCCGCGTCGACCGCCGCCAGGTCATTCGGAATCGTGTCGTCCTCGAACAGGCCCATTGGCGATTTGCAGGTGTTGCGGCCGTTGTTTTGCGTGATGAACCGGTAGTCACGATCCATCACATCGGTTTGCAGGACGATCGTCACCATGCCTTCGAGGCAGATCTTGTCGTCGAGCATCTTTCCGATGCTTTTCATCTTCGTGCTGCCGTCGTCGTTTTTCTCGGTGTGCGACAGGACGTAGACGCGCACATCGTCGGGCAGGGCTGTCGCCGCGTTCAGAATGTCCCACGCGTGCCGGCCGATTTCGGTGAACTTCTCGTAACCCTTCTCGTCACTGCGGCGCATGAATTCCGACGACATAACGTACTGAAAGTCGTCGAGCACGATCACCTTGCGCTGCGTGCGCGTCATGTACTTGATGATGCTGTCCGATTGATCGCAGACGATTACGTTGCCGCGCGGCGACTCTTTCGACAGATAGCCCCAACCGCTAGAACGGAAGGGCAGCGGCTTTTTCAGCGCCTGGATCAAAAGGGTCGACGAAGGATCGAGATTGCGCATTGACGTGCTCTTGCCGGTTCCCGATGCGCCGAGAATGAAGGTTACGATTGCCATTTATTTCTCCTGTGCGTTCAGTTCGTTCGTTCAGTTCGATTTGCTGCTGTTCTTCAAGCTCGGCTTGCCACTGCCAGCCGTCGTCGTCTGGCGCGTCCATCTAGGACACCTTGCAGCGTTGGTATTGGCGAGACACATTCGGCGGGACATACGCACCGCTGATCCGAACGCGGGGCTCGATGCCACGCCGCGTAAGATCCTGCTTCGCTGCACGCTGGCGCTGTTCCGTGCGCGCTTGCAGTGCTGCAAATTCGGCGTCGAGAATCTCGGCTTGCGAGAGGCGCACATTCGTCTGGACGTGGCGCAGATCATTCAGTGACTTGGCGATCAGTTGCATACCGGGCTCCGGGAGAAAGTAAGTACGATCATCACGGCGAGAGCCATTGCGCACGCGCCAGCAGAGAAAGCGAGAAACAGGTCGTTGACCTTGCAAACGCTAGCTACGACGGTATCCGTCGCGTGCAAATTTTTTTCCGCGACGTCGGCCTGACGCGGGCGGAAAATCGCTGCGGAGCACAATAATAACGCGGACTTCAGTTGCGATGCAGTGTTCATGATGATTTCCTTCCGTTCGTGTTTTGGTTTGTGTTTTGTCCTGCTGAGATGAAGGATACTAAAATGGTATCCGTCGCGCAAGTGTTTTTTGCGAGAAAGATCAGCGGGTGCCTACAAACGCATCCACGTCTGATAGTCGGCTTCGCTGAGTCGATCGCCTGGAAGCGCTGCCTTTGCGTCTGGCTTGTGCGCGTCGCAATACTCGCGGCCTTCGTGCTGCCAATGCGCCTTCACGCGCGGTCCTAACTTGCGGCACACGCAGCAGTAGCGCCAGCCGCCTCGCTCGATCATGTCTTTCGTGATCCGCTTCATGCTGCCTCCGCCTGTGATCGCGCCAGGTCTAGCAGGCGCTTGTCCGCGCGTGTGAGAACTTCGAGCAGCAGCCGCTTTTCTTCGAGATACGTCACCGCGAACTTGGGATCGTGCTTGACGATGCTCGACGTGTTGCTGATTAGGTCGGCGCACTTGATCGTCTGTATCCAAGCAGGCGCCGCAGCCAGTCGGGCCCGTGACGCAGCCTTGCGCGCGGCGCGGTTCCCCGTTTCCAGGTCAGACAGCAGAATGACGCCGGCCGTCACGATCTCGCCGAACTGCTCGCGCAAGGTTTCGGCAGACACGCCCTGATCTTCGATGCAATCGTGCAGCCACGCAACAGCTACCGCGTGATCGGTATCTGGCGCGACCGTCGCCACGATGCCCGCCACCTCGGCTAGATGGTCGACATATGGGTTTCCCGTGTACTTGCGCACCTGATCCTTGTGCGCTTCACGCGCAAACATCATTGCTCTATATGCGAGGCTCATTGTTGCTCCATTTGCTCGTTGACCGTCTCCTGATAGGCCGCCCATCTGCGCCGCCCGCGCACCGCCTGCCGCTTGTCGCCAGTGAGCAGTCGCGCGATGCGTTCGAGCGTCTTGTCGTGATACTGATAGAGCGATATGCCTTCGTCACAGCAGCTCACTGCGACAGCCTGGTATCCAACGCCAATGTCGACGTACTCATATGGATCGCGGCCACAGAATGCACAGCCGTGATCGCACAGACGCCATCCTTCCGGCTTCCATTGCTTCCAGCGTGGGCGCGTCATGCTGCCGCCTTCGCCGCCGCGCGGCCAAGCATACCGATGAAGCGCTTGGTCGCGCCCAGACTGCGCCGAGCGGCCTTGCGAGCCTGGACGGCTTCGTGAGCGGCGAGGCAGTGCGGACACACGGCCAAGTACTCGCGGATCTCCGCGTCGGTCATGTAGACATTCCAATGGTCAACGGGGCTGCTCTCGACTTCTGGCGTGTACGCGGCTTTCAGGTGCGTACAGTCGGCGTTCATCTTCGCCAGCGTCTGGTTGTCCGCATATGCACTGTCGGTGAGCAAATATCCGTGCATTCCTGGACACTTGCTCAAGTGGTTGCCGACTTTTCGCTTCAGTTCTGCAATTTCGTGCGTCAGTCGCGCATAGTCGGCGCACGCGCGCAGTGCTTTCTGTTCGGCGTTCATGCTTGCTCCTTCGGTGCGGCGGGTAGCAGCATCCAGTGCGTGACGTCGGGCCATTGCCAATCTTGGCCGTCGTCGCTCGGGTTGTCCCAATAGCGAAACGACTCGTAGGTTTCCTCGTGGCTTGGATGCTCCCAGCGCAACTCGCCGATAGCAATCTCGCCGCGCAGCATGATGAGAACTGGCGTTTCGTCGGCCGGCAGACGTTCGTCGACGCTAATCCACCGCGGCGCAGCCGACTGCACAAGCTCGCGCGCCATCTTCATGATGCGCTGGCCGTCCGGATAATCATGGTCGAAGTGACGCTCGACAACCTCTATGATGTCGCCATCGCTCATCAATGAACTCCCGTAGCGTGAAACGTGCGATGCGTTTGGCCGGCGATCTGCGCGGATGCTTGCAGGGCAGAGGCGGATTCGATGCAGCGCGCGGCAATGTCGTGCGATGCGCTGGCGTGCAGCGCGTCGGCGGCAGCTTTCAGCGCGGCGATAGCGTCGATGATCTTTTCGGGGCTGACTTGCATCATTCACCTCGCGCGCGGATCATTGCATCGGCCATCTGATAGGCCCGCAACGCGCAGTCATAATCGTTGAGCGGTTTTTGTTCGCTCCACACGGCAGGCATCAGTTTCGCTGCGAAATAGTCGCGCGTCGTGATTCCTAGACTGATAAATGGCGTCTCGTTCAAGTCGCCACACCAGGGAAACGCTGGTCCGCCAGTTTTGATCTCGCTCATTGCTCGCCCCTTGCTTTAGCCAGAGCAGCGCGAGCCTTGTTTGCCGCTTCTGTGTTCGGCCACAAATGCAAGAGGGCATCCTCCAGCGCTTCGAGCAGTTCCGGCGCGGCTGCCCGCAGATAAGCATCCGCCAGTTGCTTCTCGTTCGCGGCGACGGATTTCTCTTGCATATCTGGATCAAGGCTCGACCGCATGCCGTATCCTGTCATGACGTCTTCCACCGTTTCCTGACGGGAGCCATAGGCGTATCGACGTTCCTCGAAAACCACTGCGCCGGCCGCATCAACGATCTCGATGTTGAACGGCCATTTTTCCGGCTGGCGCACGAAGAGCGGTCCAGGTGTGTGTTTGATCTCGCTCATGTCTTACACCGCTACCTGAATAACGAGTTGTTTGTGCTCTGCGTCGATTTCTTGCACGTCGATGTATTCGGCGCTGACCGGTTCGTAGATCACCACAGGCATATCGCTCGGGTACTTCTGCAAAACCGCGATCAGTTCAGCCGCCGTGATTTGTGCGTTGACGTGTGGGCGGGAATAGCTCATTGCACACCTCCGAACGGATGCGCGGTTGATGCGCCCGATACGTCAACCGTCGCGCGCCCGATGCGCACCTCGAGATCAATGGCCGCGATAATGCAACCTGCTGCGGCTCGACCTCGCTGCTCAGGCGTTCCGTTTCGAATAGCGTCGGCCGCTTGGTTCATCGCCTTGATGGCGCCTAGAACGTATTGAAGATCAATTTGCATCACTCACCTCCAGCCAGACGGCGCTTGACGATGACTTCCTTCGCATCGGTCAGCAGCGTGTGAATCGTATGCAGGTCGTCTTTGTTGCCACGTGCCAGCGCAGTCATGAACGACTCGCGTTGCGGGCCGGTCAGCTCGACCAGCAGTTCCATCAGGTCATCGAACGTGACCTCGCGCTCTACCTGCTCGCGGCGATCTTCTGCGGCCAATGCTGCGTTGTCGGCTGCTTCGAGATCCCGGTCGAACAGCCAATTGCCATATGCTTGCGTGCGGGAAACTAACTGCGGTACGTGTGGCATGATTCCGTCCTTGTTGTGTTTAGTGACGAATACTGCTTTGGTGTGTCGATGAAATGAACGATACCAAAGAAGTATCCGTCACGCAAGCGAAGAATCACTGTTGCGTTTCTGCCTCACGCTCGATCCAGTTGCGTCGCTCGAACGCCGGCCGTAACTTCTCGTGCGCGGACTTGCGTAAATCCGCGATTGCGGGCGTCACCTTGGCGGCTGCTCGCGCGACGGTCTGCGGGTGGATGGCGCACTCGCGCGCGATGCGATTGAGGCTCCAGCAATAGCTTTCCCCAAACACGAACTCTCGCGCAACGAGCATGCGAACCATCGTGCGATTGCGGTGCGCTCCTTCGAGCAGGCATACAAGCCGCTCAACGCCCGCGTGACGCTCTCCGCGCTCTCCGCCATAGGTGGCATCCAGCAGGGCGCGCTGATCCAGCGAGAGGTGCGATTCAATGACGTCGTGCACGTATTGCGCCTGTGCTTTCTTCTCGTGGACCGATAGCAGCAGGGCGGCTCCGTCAGGTCCGGTGTATTCGCCAATCTGCCCGATCTTGACGCCGGGCCGCGCGCGCCACGTGTAAGCGAAGGAAAGCGCCGCATCCATCGAGCGGAACATCGGCGCGCGACTGTCGTCTTCCGGCTTAGGAGTGCGAAGGGTGAGCCTGCCAAGCGAGCTTTCGTGTGCGGTGCATACTTGCATAGCGGTTCCTTGGTCAGTGGAGCGGGGCGGAAAGCAGATCGGGAGCGGCTTGGATTGGCTTCACGAGCTGCCCGGTATGCGGGCACCGTCGCTTCGGCAACTCGATCACTAGGCCGTCGTCTTTCAGTTCGCCTATGCGGCCGCAAACGCTTTGGATCGGATAACCGAAAATCTTCGACAGGTCAGTGCGCGAAAATGATGCAGTCGGGACCGTGCGCAGGAAGTTGAGAATCGCGAGCCGTTGAACGGCTGCTGTGCCATCCTCTTTCTTTGCGAGGAAGGATAAGAACGACGTTTCGGCTTGTCCTCTCATGCTGGCTCCTTCAGATCCTCGGTCACTTCGTCGTTGACAGGAACGCCACTGATGGGGCGGAGCAATCTATCCATCACCACGCGTCGCTTTACGATTCGAAGAATCCCATCGTTGCTGCGCACCGGAAGCGACGATCCGGCGGACTCGACCACCCAGCCTGGTTCTGTGACTTCGTAACGTATCCCGTCAACAGTCTCCATATGAACCGCAGAGCGCAAAACGGAAACTACCGCCCCGACCATTTCTGGTGTAACAACTGCCCGAATCACGTAGGCCAGATCACCAGGTTTGCAGTTCATTGCCCCACCCCCATGCGAACAATCGCGTTGACAGCGTTCAGCAGCGTCGGATCAACTTTCGGGAACCGGCGGTTGTCGCGGCGGTACTTTGCGTCGACCTCGGCTTCGGTCAGCTTCGGCCGCGGCGCCGGCGTCGGTCGCAGCGTGACGTTCTCGCCCTTGCCGATCACGTACCGGACAGCGCGGCGATAGCCGTTGTTGTCGATTGCGCGGAACTCCTGGTCGCGGCCCGGAACGCGCGCGCGTCGTAAGTATTCGTTGACCACCGATAATTCGCGCCCGATGCCCTCGGATATTTCCTGCGCAGTGCGCGGCTTGCCGTCAGCCATCAGATTGCGAATTAAGTCGGCAGTGAATACGCGTGTGGTCATGCTTGCTCCGCCATGCAGGAAAGAGGGTGGGCGCCGTAGTAGAGGCGGAAGTGGCCGATTCCGAATGTGCCTAGCACGGCGAGCGCGAGCACGATTCCGCCGATGACAGAGAGAATGGTTTTAGTCATTGCGCAGGTTGCGCTGC